GCTAATGGGCTGACCTGGACAGACTGGCTCATGACTGCAGCCGAGGAGATACTCGTCATAGATGCATGGGCTGTATATCCACAGCCATCAGTCGGTGGCGACCTCTATGGCTTTCAGATACTAGACGGCTCGACTATCAAGCCACTCATAGATGACAGAGGCATGAGGCCGATGCCACCTAACGCTGCATATCAACAAATCCTCTACGGCTTTCCACGCTCAGAGTTTTCAGCTAACGATGATGATCCGAAGGCAGACGGCGAGTTCACCGCAGACGATCTCGCATACATGGTGCGCAATCGCCGGTCTATCTCGGTCTATGGCTTCTCTCCTGTAGAGCGAGCCCTACCGCTAGCTGATATCTACCTGCGCAGACAGCAATGGCTACGAGCTGAGTACACCGATGGTGTCCTTCCAGAGCTCATGTTCACTACTGACGAGGACTGGGGCAACAACCCTGACCTCCTACGCGCCTACGAGAACATCCTCAATGACGATCTAGCCGGTCAAACAGAGCAGCGAAAGCGAGCGCGCCTACTACCTAAGGGTCTATCCCCTGTGGTCAATGAGGGCTATGGCGAGAAGTTCAAAGACACACTAGATGACTACCTCATCACCTCAATCTGCGGTCACTTCGGTGTTCAGCCAGCCGAGATTGGCTTCGCCCCTAAGGGCGGTCTAGGTGGGGCAGGTTTTGAGGAGGGCAGAGCTGAGACAGCCGAGGCTCTTGGCATTCAGCCTCTCGCTAACTGGATCAGCAAGATGGTCACGAATCTCAGCTACACATATCTCGGTATGCCACGCGAACTAGAGTTTCGCCTGATGACATCAAAGCGGATGGATAACGAGTCGAGTGCTCGCAAAGCACAGATCGAGGTCACATCTGCAGGTAAGACCATCAACGAGCGCAGATCAGAGCTAGGACTACCCCTACTCGATACACCTCAGGCCGATATGCCTATGCTCGTGACCGGCGCAGACATCTTCCTGTTCTCACCTGATGGCATCATCAACGCCAAAGAGGTCGTTTCAGCTCCGACACTAGAGGGCGAGAACGCGACACCGACTGCACCTACCACCCCTGATACGAGTGATGAGACACCGGAGCAGGAGGCAGTACCTGACAATGATGATGAGATATCTGATGAGACTGTCTCAGAGGTCAAAGCGTTCATGAAGTGGGCATCTAAAGGCAGGAGAGCCCGTCTATTCGAGTTCAAAGCCCTAGACCCTATCGTGGCTGATGCCCTCAACAAGTGCGCAGTAGAAGGAGACTTCGATACGGCTAGAGCCCTAGCCAAAGCGTACCTAGCATGACATGGCAGAAGGCTATGGAGGCCGATGCTCGGCTAGTCGCTAGAAACGCGGTCAAGATACGCGCTGCTCTGAAACAGAGCATCAACAGCAAGACCATGTTTGAGGCATACCTAGCTACACAGCCACAGTCCACTGGCAACATCGCTCAGGATCGAGCTCGCGCTCGCGCATGGGCAATCATCAATGTCAGAGTCAATATGGAGGCTCTCAAGACTGTGCTGCTCAGAGTCTGGGCTACTGGATATCTACTAGGTGATCTCGCTGCTCAGGAGCTCATCGCAGAGGCAGAGCGTAGAGAGTCAAAGAGCGCAGATATCACTAAGGCGGATATTGAGGTCGCTATCGACTGGGCATCCTGGGAGCCAGGAGATCAGATATCGGCACTCATACTCAAGCCCACACGAGCATTCCGCAGACTACTAGAGGCACAGGGCATCACACTCAAAGAGCTGACGAACACAGAGCTACGAGATATCGGCAACGCTATCGGTGAGGCTATATCACTCGGTCTATCACCTAAACAGGCAGCGAAACTCATCAGCCAGACAGTCGCGAGCCCTATGCGCGCCCTCATGATTGCTATCACCGAGTCAAACAGAGCAGTATCGGCGGCGACAGTCGCTCGATATCAGGATGCAGGTCTAGCTGAGATGGAGTGGACTACCTTTGATCCATGTCCTATCTGCGCACAGAATGATGGACAGACTGTAGGTATCGGCGCACCTTTCCCATCGGGTCATACACAGCCACCTGCACATCCCAACTGCAGATGCGCACTACTACCGGTCATCCCTGACTTTGATGCACCTAACTACACAGGTGGATCAGTCATACAGATGTCATCCACACCATCACCGAAGCCCGAACCTGTTATCGTTAGACATATCAATCCCTATGCATCACAGATCGAACGGGTGGACTAATGGCTGATGGTTTCGTTCCTCCACAGGCGGTACGCAATAACGCCAAGCGTGGTCTAGAGCTCAGAGAAAAACATGGGCGCGGAGGTACGGCTGTAGGTGTAGCACGAGCCAGAGATTTATCAAACGGCGCATCTATCAGCTACGACACCATCAAGCGTATGAACAGCTACTTCGCTCGTCATGAGGTAGATAAGAAGGGCGAGGGTTGGGGAAAAGACTCGGCAGGATACATCGCATGGCTACTATGGGGTGGCGATGCAGGATGGTCATGGGCTAGAGGCATCATCAGATCACAAGAAAGCAAGGAGAAGTCCACTATGAGCAATCTGACTACCTCGTACTTTGGTATCGAGAAGGCGGATAGAAACTCTGACGGCACTCTGACTGTCTATGGCAAGGCAACAGATGACTCAGTAGATATAGACCAACAGATATGCGATGGCGACTGGCTAGATCGAGCCATGCCAGCATGGTTCAAGTCCGGTGGAAACATCCGAGAGCAGCACAGCAACATCGCTGCAGGTGTAGCCAAAGAGTATGAGCTCAAGCGCGATGGACACTACATCACAGCCCTAGTAGTCGATCCTGTATCGGTCAAAAAGGTAGAGACAGGTGTGCTCAAAGGCTTCTCCATCGGTATCAAAAACCCACGCGTGACACGAGACAAAGTGGCTGCGAATGGGCGCATCGTAGATGGTCAGATTGTCGAGGTGTCTCTGGTGGATAGACCTGCCAATCCGAACTGCCAGCTAGTCCTAGCGAAGTCTGCGATGGGCGAGGACTCTATGATCCAGGTCGAGGAGCTCATTGAGAAGGCTGATGAAAAGCCTGACTATGAGAGCATCAACGAGGGTGGAGAGGGCTCAGAACCTGCGGATATGGAGCTCTATAACCGAGTCAAGCGCGAGGCTAAGGAGAAGTTTGATGTATATCCATCGGCTGTCGCGAATGCCTGGGTGGTACGCGAGTACAAGAAGCGTGGGGGCAAGTACAAACGCAAAACGAAAAAGACCGCGAATACTTTAGACTTATCGCACACATCTGAGGAGGATGCCATGACAGCACTAGCTAACGAAATCGTTGAGCTATCCAAAGCGTATCGAGGTACAGACCTCCTCAAGTTTGACCAGAAAACATACGACTCTGCTCGACAGGCGTTAGCACAGCTCATCGCTATCGAGGCAGAGGAACTAGGCGAGGGACATGACGAACAGATGTCTATCGCTCATCTACTACAGGCAGTACACCACCTCTTTGCATGGTTCGAAGGGGAGAAAGCAGAGGGAGAAGTGGAAGAAGTACTAGAGGATATCGAACTCGCAGCGAAGAAAGATGATGCTGAGGAGACAAAAGCAGAGCACGATGATGAGGACATGAAGAAGTTCGCCCCTAAGAAGGATGAGTCCAAAGAGTCATTCATGAAGCGATGCAAAGAGGCTGGCATGAAAGATGATGCCATCAAGAGTATGTGCGACAAGTACTACAAGGCAGATGCTGATGCAGAGAAGTCTGCAGAGGTTACAAAGTGCCTAGAGTGCGGATGCGGTCAGCCAGGATCAGATCATGGACTCACCCAAACAAACGATTTTGCAAATGTAGCGAAGCCATCTCATGTGACAACAGCAGAGATGTACACACCTGACCAGACACCTAAGAGTGCAGAGCCAGATGATGCTGAGACAAAAGAAGAAGATGAAGTTTCTACAGATGAGCCTAAGTCTGTAGATGTAGAAGCCATCGTTGAACAAGCGATAAAGAGCGCAACACAGTCCATCAGAACGGAGATCGAGGCACTCATGTCTGCAAAAGAGGCAGCAGAGGGTCGTGCGATGAGTTTGGAAACTGAGTTAGCTACGGCTAAATCTCTCGCGGCAGCAGGAGGCCCAAAGCGCACAGCGAAACCTGTGGCTGAAACCTCTAGCGACCTTCTAGTGAAGGCTGCTATGTATAACGCGAAAGCAAAGGCAACAACTGACCCAACACTTGCAAAGGGATATCGCGTTCTAGCTGAGAAGTTTGCAGCAGAGCATGACACCCTGAACAAGTAAAACCCAAACAACGAAAGGAACACGCAATGGCTGAAATGCCTCGCGCTACTGATCTCTTCGGTGATGTATCACCGGTAGAGGCTGCGCAACGCCACGATGAGTACCTCGGTGCTCTCAACAAGTCATTGGGTAATGCCTCATCTGTCCCAGGACAAGCACCTGTTGATGCCACAGCGACTCTAGAGTCACTCGTAGCAAACAAGTCCCTTGCTCCTGATGCAGTAGCTGGACTACAGAATGCACTCGCCGCACAACGCATGGCGATGCAGGATATCCAGAAGGACATCACCCTTACATCTCCATTGAGCACATCTTTCGCAGCCTTCGATCTCGAAGCACCTGCAAAACTGCTCACACCACGCCCAACCCCACTACGCAACCGCATCCCTCGTAAGAAGGGTGTCGGTACATCTCACCGTGTCAAGAGAATCCTCGGATACACAGGTACAGGTACAGGCGGAGTCGGAAACCTATGGCCTGGTATCACAGAAACTTCAACCGCTACTTTTGGTTCTATCAACTACGAGCGCGGCCCAGTTATCTCCTATGCTGCTGACGACCTAGTGTTGCCATACAACAGCTACTCACTATCCGACAGCGTTTCGTTCGATGCTAACTTCTCAGGTCTTGGATATCAAGATCTTCGTCAGCTCTCATCTACATCTACGCTATATGCAACGATGTTGATGGAAGAACGCATGATGCTCATGGCTCGTGGTACTGCATCTGGCTACTCAGGCGCACTATCAGCACCTACATTCACACTCGCATCACCTGTTGCATCAGGATCACAAACAGCTCTCGCAGCGACTACTTACTATGTAAATGTCACCGCAGATGCTGGTATTTCAGGCAACGGCTTTGGCGAGTCAATCCTCGGTACTGAGGCAAACACCGCAGTCGCATCTGGCGATGTTCTTACTGTCACAGTAAGCACCGCAGTCGCAGGTGCTCTTGGCTACAACATCTATGTTGGTACAGCTACAGGCGCAGCGAACCTCAAGTATCAGGGAACACTTCGTGGAACAGGCACATTTACCATCCAGGGTGCAAGTGCATCAGGTTTGACCGGCAACAACGCAGCGTTCAGCACATCAGGCGCAGCAGCATCTCGCGCATCTGCAGACACTTCTGCATACGCAACAGGTTATGACGGCATCCTTCCAACTGTTCTCGGCCCAAATACAGGCTTCAACAACAGCATCAACAGCACCTTCTCCACCTCTAATCCAGGTGCAGAGTTCCAGACTGTGTTCGCACAGCTCTATCAGAATGTGAAGGCTGATCCTGACATGGTGCTTCTCAACGGAAATGACCGTAAGCAACTCTCTGATGCAATCAAGAGTGGCTCTACAGCTAACTATCGTTTGACTATCCAGGAGCCAGGTAAGGATGGAATCACCTATGGTTCTATCGTCACCGGTATCCAGAACGAAGTCACCGGTAAGGCTGTCGATCTCATGGTTCATCCTTGGCTCAATCAGGGTGTAGCCCCTGTCCTCTCATTCACACTTCCTATCCCAGATACCGAAGTGTCAGATGTATGGGCAAACTTCATGGTTCAGGACTACATGGGCATCCAATGGCCTGTGACTCAGTTCAGCTATGACTTCTCAACCTACTTCCGAGGTACTTTCTTCTGCACAGCTCCAGCATGGAACGGCGCAGTATCAGGTATCGTCTCTGCGTAGTAGTAAAACTGAATAAGGCGAGGAGGGTGCGGTGTAATAGCCGCACTCTCCATCAGTTATAGGAGGCAAAATGCCAAGATATGTAGCTCCAGATAGAGGCGTGAAAGAGACTGTCATTGGCGGTGTGAAGTACAACCCTGACAGGGGTGGTCTTTACAATGTAGAAAGTCGAGCACACGGCGAGGCGATGAAGCGTGAGGGTTTCTTTGAGGCATCACTCAACCCGATCTCACGAGGCGATATGAGTCGAGGCTTCACCTGTACAGCCTGTGGCTTTGATGGATGGTTTCGTAAGTGTGGTCGCTGTGGAGTAGAGGCGACAGATATAGCTAGAGATGGGGAATAGTCATGGCAGTAGGTATCACGCCCGATACGCTTCAAGAGAATCCCTACCTCACAGTCCAGGAGTACAAAGATGCCCCTACCTCTATTGACTACAACAACCTCGTAGTCGGAGGCAATCAGGCGGCGCAGGATGCCGAGCTCGCTAATGTGATCCTACGAGCATCCTCATATATGAACGAGTACCTGAATCAGTCCCTCGTGGCAGATCAGTACACAGAAACACAGCGAGTCAGGGTCAATGGACAGGGCATGATAGCTCTGCATCCAAACAACTCACCCATCATCTCGCTCTCTAGTTTTCAGTATGGGGCAGACCCCAACAACCTAGTAGCCCTACCTGACTGCTCGACAGCATGGTTCGAGGCTCAACAGCTCATCATTCCACTATCAAACCTCGGCCTGAACTACAGTTCTCAGGGGCCGTTGGGTTTTGGCTTTGGCTATAGCCCTCGCCAGCAACTGTTCACCGAGTACACCTATGTCTCAGGCTTCGTGAACACCACTATCGCTACGGCTACCGCAGGAGCGACCTCTCTGACAGTCGCCGATGGCACAGGCATCATCGCCGGTCAGCCATACCGCATCTACGATGGATCAAAGAGCGAGCGCATCACAGTAGCTAGCACATATACGAACGGCTCTACGACTGTACCTCTCACGAGCGCGCTCGCCTTCACCCATGCTGCAGGGGTGGCTATCGGCAATATGCCAAACGCCATCAAGGAGGCTTGCATCCTCATCACCACCGCCTTCCTCAAGGTGCGTGGAGATAACAGCATGACGATGAACCTCACCACTCAGCCTACGGTCAATATCGGCAACAACGCTAGGTACTCAGGCGAGATTGCGCTCGCCCTAGACATGGTGAACAAGTACCGCAGGATCAGGTAATGGCAGGGCGCACAGGGGTACGAGCTACCCTCTCATCTTTTATATCCAACCCACCTATACCTACGCTCAATCAGGTGTTCACATCTTTCCCGAAGCGCATCAACTACCAGGTGAACGCACAGCCAGGTCAGATGACTCGATCTGCTGCTGTCATCTTTATCGCGGCGGAGAACGAGACTCGTCTAGCCATAGGCGGAGCGCATAGCGGTTGGAAGCGTGTGGATTACGCGGTAGTCATACAGGTCTATACACACTCTATGCACACAAACGCCGAGAGTGCGATGACAGATTTTGATACCCTCATAGACAACATCAAAGATAGGCTTCGGTCTGACCATAACTTCGGCGACCCCACAGGTGTCCTTGTATGGCAAGGCGCAGAGCCAATCATCAGAGCTCGGTATGGAGAACCTGCGACTAGCAATGAGGGCGCAACAGAGACATACGCTGAGTTAGAATTCGATGTGACAGAGATGATCCAGGCATAAGGAGCACTATGAAACTGAAATATAACGGCACAGATGAACGAGTGTTCCCTGCTATTGGGATCACAGTCAAGCCAGGTGATGAGTTTGATGCGCCGGAGGGATTTGCACATCCTGACTGCGCACCTGCAGGTTCAGCACCACGCGCAGTACCAACAGCACCAATCAAGCAGTCTGTCCCTACAGACGAGAAAGCAGGAGAGTGAATAGATGACCGTACAACAATCGGTACGCTCGTACCTCGGTATCGCAAAAGAAGCAACAAAGGGTACGGTTGTAGCACCAACTGACTTCATCCCTGTCGCTAAGGACAGTTTGAAGCCTGTAGATATCGTTGATCCTTTATACGACACAGGGCTTCGTGGCTCAAATGTTGTGAACTACAACTACCTACAAGGTCGCACAAGATCGACTGTGGACTTCGGTGGAGCTGTATTCGCAGACACCATCGGATACTCCATCGCAGGTCTGCTCGGAGATGTATCCACATCAGGCGCATCCGCCCCTTACACACACACCATCTCGCTCAAAAACAGCTTCACCGCAGGAGCAGATGACCAGCCAATCAGCTATACGCTGACAGATTTCTACGCAGCAGGTAATCGCTCATACCCAGGATGTCAGTTCTCTGACTTCTCCCTCCGCTTCAACGCTGATGGGATGCTTGAGTACGATGCAAAGACGACAGGATGGGCATCTAGCACACAGTCTGCTACATCTCCTTCCTTCTCTACCCTGCTCCCTACCCCTGTATGGCGCGGTACTGTGACCATCGGTGGCGTAGCAGTATCCAACGCTATGACCGGAAACATTGACATGAAGCGCAATGTCACTCCTGTCTATGGCATCTCATCCACACAGAACCCATATCAGGTGTTCCTCGGCCCTATCGAGGTCACAGGCAAAATCACCTTCATCATGGAAAACGACACAGAGCTCACACGCTTCCTCAACAACACTCAGCCAGCAATCGTTCTGAACTGGAACTATGGCTCAGGTGCGAGTGAGGTACAGGTACAGGCGACCATCACGAAGGGCGCATATACCGCAGCAGTTATCGAGCGTGGCGAGGACTATGTACAGGTCACAATCGATCTGAACGGACAGGGCAACACCACAGATGCAGGATCATCAGGTGGCTTCGCTCCTATCAAGTGGGTGCTCAAGAACGCAAAAGCATCAGGCACATACGCCTAACAGTTCCAGAACAGGGGCGTTGGTTGATAGCGGTACGCCTTCCCCGCTATTCCGCGCCCCTGTTCCTTTTCAGTTATGATGCGCGAAGGCATATTTTCTAAGGAGGCAAAATGTCAAAACAGATCAAACTCCCATCGGGTGCTACAGCTACTCTCAAAGACCCAAAGACTCTCAAGGTCAAGGATCGTAAGCGTGTACTCAGAGCATCAGAGGTAGATGGCGGAGATTTATCAAAGGCGATGGCACTATCAGACTCACTCATCGCTATGTTGGTCGAGGACTGGTCGTTCGATCTCGTCATCCCATCAGTCAAACTAGAGACACTAGATGAGCTAGATATGGCTGACTACGATGCACTTGTCGAGCAGACCAAAGAGGCACAGGAAGTGCTGTTCCCATCTCTAGCAAAGACTGATGAGACAGAGAAAGACCCAAAAGCGACTACCGCCGACTCGAACGGCTCAAATGGCTGATTCAGGGTGGACAACGCCACGAGGCGTTTGACTATCCCGATGATGAGTGGGTGTACTACATCGCAGCCGACAGGTTTGGATGGACACCTGACCAGGTAGATGATCTACCGGCTAATACGGCGGATTGGCTCTGGGCTATAGCCGCAGTAGTAGATGAGGTGAAGGCAGAGAGGATGGAGAGATCGTGACCGCACGAGTGACGATACCCAACCTGTCTGAGGTCATCTCAGGCGTACAAAGAAAAGCCGAGCAGATAGATATGGCTGTTGCTCAGGCTATACAGATCACAGGTCTAGCTGTAGAGCGACAGGCAAAACAAAACGCATCGGGCAGACCAGGGCCGAATGTGCGCACAGGTAATCTGCGCAGAAGTATCACTACATCCATGCCTATCAAAGGATTTGGAGATAGCTACTCAGTAGTCGTATCTGCCACGATGGTCTATGCACGAGCTGTGGAACTAGGACATCCAAGATGGAAGCCAGGGGTAAAATATCCTTATCTAGGGCCAGCAGCGAGAAATCTCTCAGCTAACGGCACTTTGAACAGAGTATTCACTAGCGCGTTTGCATCACGAGTCAGGGGTTGATATGACAGCGATACCTCCAATCCTCGTACAGATACAGGCTGATGTCACTAGCCTCAAACAGGGTCTAGCTCAGGCACAAGCGGCTATCAAAGGCGTAGATGACAATGTGAAAGTCGCCGATACTGGCATGAAGAACTTCACGAGCAGACTCAAAAATGTAGCCTCGACTCTCGGTGTCGCCTTTGCAGGTACACAGATTGCAGCGTTTGCCAAAGACACAGTTATGGCTGCCTCTAACATGGCAGAGTCACTATCAAAGGTGCGCGTGGTCTTTGGAGAGGGCGCAGCAGCAGTAGAGGCGTGGGGCAAAACCGCAGCAGACAGCATGGGTATCAGTAATCAGGCTGCTCTAGAGGCTGCAGGTACATATGGCAACCTGTTCCAAGCATTCGGGCTAGGACAGGGACAGGCACAGGATATGTCCATGTCTCTCGTACAGCTCGCATCTGACATGGCATCGTTCAACAACACCTCGATAGATGATGCGATTACAGCTCTGAGATCAGGTCTATCCGGTGAGACTGAGCCACTCAAGAAGTTCGGTGTGGCGATGAACGAGGCTCGACTCAAGACTGAGGCTCTATCACTCGGACTCATCAAGTCCACATCTGATGCGCTAACTCCTGCAGCAAAGGCTCAGGCGGCATATGCACTCATCATGAAGGACACAGCCCTAGCGCAGGGTGACTACGCTCGTACCGCAGATGGCACAGCGAACACCATGAAAACGCTACAGGCAAAGATGGAGGATGCGAAGGTCGCGCTCGGCGATGCACTCATGCCAGCGTTCCAGGGACTACTAGCTGTCCTCAAGGTGGGCATTCCACTCCTACAGAAACTAGGCAACTTCTTCAAGAACAATCAGGATGAGATCAAAGCGTTCGCCATCGTGCTCGGCATCGGTGCTACTGCATGGGGTGTCTATACCCTCGCTGTGAAGCGCGCAGAGATAGCACAGAAACTACTCAACCTCGCTCAGAAGGCTAACCCTATCGGGCTCATTATCACCGCAGTAGCTCTGCTCGCAGCAGGTATGGTCAAACTGTGGAAGAACAGCGAGACTTTCAGAAATGTTGTGATCTCAGTAGGTAAGGCAGGTCTGACCGCTTTTGCATCTATCATCCCGATGGTAGGTAAGGTGGGCGAGGCAGTCCTCAAGTTTCTGATGACTCCACTCAAGACTGTACTCACAGCTCTATCCAAACTCCCAGGCGTAGGCAAGTACGCAAAGACCGGACTCGATCTACTGAACAAAGGTCTAGATGGAGTCAGCGACTTTGCAGACAAAGCGGCAGCGAAAGCAAACAGCCTCATCAAGACTCTAGACAATGTGGGCAAGGCTAAAGCCAAAGCTGAGAAAGATGTAACGACCACTACGAAGGGTGGCAAGACCACTACTACCGCGACTGTTGATGCTAAAACCCTAGAAAAGGCTGCGAAAGAGGAGCAGAAACGCCTAGACAAACTCAAAGACTATGCAAAAGATGTCGAGGATATCTACAAAGATATGAACGATGTCATCACAGAGGCTCAGGAGAGAGGGCAGGAGGCTCTAGAGACTCGTAATGAGCGTATGGCTGAGGCTCAGGAGAGATACAACGAGACTGTTGCTGATCTCAACAAGAGGTATGCAGAGGCTATCGCTGATGCTGAGGAGCGCGCAGCCGAGGCTAGAGCTGATGCTCAGGATAACTATCGCAAGGCTGAGACTGAGGCGCGCAAGCGTTTTGCCGCACAACAGATACAGATAGCAAAACAGTACAACGACAAGGTGGCTGACCTAGAGAAAGCCCTACAGAACAAACTGCGCGATATCCAAGAGTCTGCTAACAGTAAGCGCGCCGAGCTGACACAGAAGGCTGCGGAGAAACAGGCAGGGATAGTCCAACAGTCTATGGATCGACTACGCTCCGCGTTCGCATCCAAGACAGGTTTCAATCTCGGTGAGGCTATGGCAGGTGGCAAGTCTGCCGATGCCCTACTAGCTGACCTCAAATCAAAACTTGCGGCAGCCAAAGAGCTACAGGCTAACGCTGCTGCGCTCGCAGGTATGGGCTACAGCCAGACCTTCATCGAGCAGGTAGTCAAGAACGGCCCTGAGGCTGGCAACAAAATCGCCGAGGCACTCAAGGCTGCATCACCGGATGCGACCAAAGAACTACAGCTCCTCTATGGACAGGTCGAGACTGTCTCAGAGACAGGGCTAGATGCACTCGCTAAGACCATGAACGAGGGTGGCAAGTTAGCCACATCGGAGCTCATGGAGGCATATACCCAGGTCGCTACCGATCTCAGAGTTTCTCTGACTGAGGTAGATCGACAGATGCAAGATGGTCTAGCCGAGGCTCAGGCTGCCTACGCATCTGCCATGACTGAGGCTAAGGCAGAGCGTGATGCTCGTATGACTGAGGCTATGACTCAGATGAACGAGTCCATCGCCGAGGCTAAAGCCGCACTTGAGGCTGCGCTCGCAGAGGCTGAGAAAACACTCGCCAAGTCTCGTGCTGAGGCACAGAAGCGACTCAATGAGGGTCTAGCTGAGGCGCAAAAGACTCTACAGAAATCCCTAGAGGATGCTCAGAAAGCCTACGAGAAGGCTATAGATGAGATCAACAAGAGCACACAGAAGAAACTAGCTGACCTCAAAGCCAAACTAGCTGAGGTCGCTGCACAGATGGCTGCTCTACAGGCTGCTCAGGCTGCTCAGGCTGCGATGGCTTCTGCACCGGTCTATACACCTATCGTGCCTAGAGGTGCATATGTCGAGCCATCGGGTAGCGGTAGCAAAACAGGAACGACTACCAATGTGACACAGAACTTCACAGCCACCGCAGTAGATACTCAGCTCGTCAGCACAGCGACAGTATCAGCTATCAGATTTGGCAATGTCATCGTACCTACATCTCCTACGGCTTTAGCCTCTAGAGAGAGTGGTGCTATCGGTGCTGCCTCTATCGCATCGCGTACTACACAAGTCAAAACCGCAAGCGGAGGCGGAGCAGCTAGAGGATCGGTGATGTTGTAATGCCACAAGTCATAGCCAACTACTCGTTTTCTTTCAACAGTCAGGTATTTGGAGGAGAGGGCTCGCCATATCAGATACTCGCTGTAGATGGTCTAGAAGGTCTGCCAGGTATCCGCAATCAGGATGACAATCGAGGATATGCCGATGGTATGTTCACAGGTCGCGACTTCCTAGCAGGTCGCAATATCGCTATTACCTTCCAGGTGACAGGCTCTCCTGGGGCATCAGCTCAGGCTAATTTCAACACATTACAGAGAGCCCTACTGCCACAGACATCAGGCACTACACCTCTCTACTTCCTCCTCTCGAATGCTGAGGGTGAGCAGGTCATCAACGCTCGCGTGAGAGGTATGCAGGTCACTCTCGATCCTAACTACACCTATGGATATATCCTCGGACAAGTCTCGTTCTTCTGCCCTGATCCTCGGTACTACGACAGCAATATCCAAACAGCTACCCTCGCATACACCCCACCTGGAGGTCGTACCTATGACCGCGTGTATAACCTCGTATATGGAGGTGGTAGCGTGGAAATCGTCACCACTATCACCAACAATGGATGGACAGATACATATCCGACTATCACCCTGAATGGGCCGATAGATAACCCGATACTCGGCAATGACACTCAGGGCAAAGAGCTGAACTTCACCTGCAGTATCACAAACACAGATTTTCTCGTCATAGACCTGTACAACAAACTCATCACGCTGAATGGCAATCCTGCTCGCAACCTACTGACAGGTGGCGAGTGGTTCTCTGCATCCCCAGGCAATAACTCTTTCTACCTGACAGGCAATGCAGGTAGTACAGTAGTGGGTGTGACAGGGGCAGTCGTTACCTGGCAGTCAGCGTATATCTAGGAGCATAGATGACAGTTAGAACACCCCCATCGTGGCTACAAAACGGATCACACCCTGCAGAAAATGACCGCCTGACTACACAAGCTCTATGGGCTACGACAGGTATCATCAAGTCTGATTCTTTGCAGGTCACTCAGAACACTCCTGCCGGTATGTCTGTCATTGTATCCTCAGGATGGGCAGCCATCGTAGGTACTACCCAGGCAAACATGGGTACATATGTCGGATATAACGATGGCAATGTAGTGCTCGGTCTGACTACGGCTGATCCTACAAACCCACGCATAGATCGAGTCTGCATGACTGTGAACGATGCGTACTACACAGGCTCGCTCAACAATGTCGTACTACAGGTAGTAGCAGGTACTCCTGCAGGTAGCCCATCAGCACCTGCGACTCCTGCAAACAGCATCTCTCTAGCGACTATCGCTGTCGCTGCAGGTGCTACTGCTATCACTACAGCCAATATCACAGACACGCGTGTACTCGTGACTACGAATATCCCTGAGTCAGGAGATATCAGCTCAGTCACCGCAGGTACAGGTCTATCCGGTGGAGGCTCATCAGGAGCAGTCACTCTATCTATAGATACTGCAGTCACGGCTGATCTCAGCACAGCACAGACTCTGACCAATAAAACATTGACATCGCCCACTATCAACACGCCTAGCATCACAGGTGGATCATGGAACATCGGTATCAACGCTCAGACAGGTACGAGCTACACCACAGTCCTAGCCGATAATGGCAAACTCGTCACGCTATCAAACGCTGCTGCTATCGCTGTGACCATCCCACCGAACAGCTCGGTTGTTTATCCTGTCGGAGCACAGATCAACATGGCTCAACTTGGGGCTGGACAGGTGACAGTATCCGGCGGATCAGGCGTAACCATCGTATCTACAGGTGCTACAGCCGCATCTCCAAAGGCTCGCGCTCAGTACAGCACTTTGACTGCAGTACAGACATCTACAGATAACTGGCTAGTCATGGGTGATATCTCGTGAGTCGTTTAGCTCTAACACCTACAAATGTCCCTGCGAGCGCGACAGCGATATCAACGCCTACGCTGCGCACAGGTGATCTCTACTTCAACACATCTACAGGTTTGATGGTATGGGATGGCTCTCAATGGGCTGCAGTATCAACAGCAACAACACTCACCGATATGGATGGTGGCTCTTTTGATAGCATAGCTCCATATAACGGAGGGTTTCCAGACACCACCGCTACACAGATCGTCAATGGAGGTACTCCCTAATGGCAGTCGTAACACAGATTCAGATACGCAGAGGTACGGCAGCCCAATGGACATCGGCTAATCCGACACTAGCCTCCGGTGAGTTTGGCTACGAGACAGACACAGGCAAGTTCAAAATAGGTGATGGATCGACAGCGTGGAACTCGCTTAGCTATAAAGCAGCAGGTACAGTCACATCTATCACGGCTGGCACAGGTTTATCTGGCGGAACTATCACTACATCAGGCACTATCGCAATTGATACTGCTACGACTGTGGATGTATCTACAGCGCAGACTCTGACCAACAAAACTCTGACTAGCCCAACGCTCAATGCACCTCTCATCAACCTCTCGCTCAACGCGCAGACAGGTACTACCTACACCTTTGTGCTAGCTGACAACGGCAAACTTGTCACAGCATCAAACGCATCAGCGCAGACATACTCAATCCCAACAAACGCATCTGTGGCATACCCAATCGGCACACAAATCAACATCATCCAAATCGGCGCAGGTCAGGTGACTATCAACGCAGTCACATCAGGAACGACCACAGTAGCCTCAACAGGAGCTACATCAACAGCACCTAAACTACGAGCGCAATATTCATCAGCAACTCTTATCAAAGCCGCTACCGATCTTTGGTATGTAGTGGGAGATATTGCCTGATGCCTATCCTCGGAACTATTGACTCTGCAAAAACTGGTCGGTTGGGACTAGCTGTTGATTATCTAGTTATCGCCGGTGGTGGTGGCGGTGGATCGTATGCTGGTGGCGGTGGTGGTGCTGGTGGATATCGCACAAGTATCGGGGGAGCATCTCTAACACTCGCCCTCAATACATCTTTTACTGTGACTGTTGGTGCTGGTGGTAGTGGCGGTGCTAGCTCAAATGGTTCAACAGGCTCTAATAGCGTATTCGATACCATCACATCCGCAGGTGGCGGTGGTGGTGGTGGTGGAAGTTTTAGCGGTAATGGTGTTGCTGGCGGTTCAGGTGGTGGTAGTGCCGCGTCTTTCAATGGAACTACAAATACAGGTGGTTCTGCAACTCCTTCAGGACAAGGTAACGCTGGCGGTAGTTCAAGTGGTAATCCTTCTACTACTACGCCTTGGGGCGGTGCAGGTGGTGGCGGTGCTAGCGCAGCAGGAGCAAACACAACAAGTACAACAGGTGGAAATGGTGGTGCTGGTTTAGCATCATCTATAACAGGCACTTCTGTCACTCGCGCTGGCGGTGGGGGCGGTGCTGCTGATGGTGCTAGTGCTGGCTCAGGCGGTTCAGGCGGTGGTGGTGCTGGTGGTGTTGGCTCATCGAATGGAACAGCAGGAACGACAAATACTGGAAGCGGTGGTGGTGGTGCTTGGAATCCTGCAAACACGGGAGGTGCTGGTGGATCAGGGATAGTTATCGCTCGCTATTCAGGTACAACACAACTAGCAACAGGTGGAACTGTCACTACATCAGGTGGCAACACCATCCATACCTTCACATCCTCAGGTAATTTCATAACATCTGTAGCAAAAGCAACAGGTGGCACTATCACATATGCAGGTGGTTATTGGATTCACTCCTTTACATCATCAGGCACTTTCACTCCTACTTCTGCTATCACAAACGCAGAGTTTCTTGTCATCGCAGGTGGTGGATCAGGTGGTGTCAATCAGGGTGCAGGTGGTGGAGCAGGTGGATATCGCAGCTCAGTCGTAGGCGAATCATCAGGTGGTGGAGCGAGCGCGCAGAGCAGAGTGAACTTCTCAAGCGGAGTGAACTACACAGTCACAGTCGGTGCAGGTGGCGCAGGTGGCTTCAATGACCAACCTCGTCAGGGTACGAGTGGTAGCTCATCCTCGATCTCAGGTAGCGGTTTCACAACTATCACTACTACAGGCGGTGGCGGTGGCGGTTCATTTGGAACTGCCGGTCTCAATGGTGGATCAGGTGGTGGTTCAGGAACTGCTATAGGACAAGGTACTGCCAATGAAGGTTTCAATGGTGGCCCTGCTTCAGGAGGCGGTGCTGGCGGTGCTGGCGTATCTGGCTCTGTCGGTGGTGCTGGTTTGAACTCATCCATCACAGGCACATCAGTAGGTCGCGCAGGTGGTTCTTCCTATCAGACTTCTTCATCGTTCGGTGCTGGCATCACAGGTGCTGGAGCTGCTGCGATGAGTGGTGAGGCAAATAAGGGTGGCGGTGGATGTCCTTGGGATGGAGTCCAGAACTCAGGATCAGGTGGCTCAGGTGTAGTCATCATCAGGTACGCATAAGGAGAAGGCAAATGACAGAGAAAAACGAAAAACAAACGACTATTTATAGTTATCAGGTAAATATGCTCGTTCATGTAGTGGCTGATACGCCCGATGAGGCGCGCAAGAAACTAGATGACCAGGGCGGTATCATGACCAAGAGAGATGTAGAGCTCGTGAACTCAGCGACTCTGTATGGAGAAAAGGAGAGCGACTAATGGCGCACTTTGCAGAGATAGATGATGATGGCATCGTAGTCAGAGTCATCGTGGCTGACACTAAAGAATGGTGTGAGGCTAACCTCGGCGGTACATGGGTACAGACCTCATATAACACTCATGGCAACGAGCACAAACTAGGCGGAACTCCACTTCATAAGAACTATGCCGGTATCGGCTACACATGGGATGGCACAGGCTTCCATGCTCCACAGCCCTATCCATCATGGACACTCAACAGCGATACATATCTGTGGGAAGCACCAACGCCATATCCTGCTAGTGGTGTACATGAGTGGGATGAAGATGCCCTTGCATGGGTGGAGATACCTACGGCAGATGAGTAGTCCACATGACTACCACCTATCGGTATTTGTTTGCTGATCTCCTAACAAACGACATCCTTGCAGAGCTCCCTCTCACAGGAGTCTCGTTCACGCAACAGCTCAATCAGGCTGGAGCACTACAGGGTCATCTTCTGCTCTCAGGCATGGCTACTGCGCAGTTCAATGTCAATGCCTCGACTATCCCTGGTCGCACCGGTCTATATGTAGATCGAAATGGCATTCTGATATGGGGTGGAGTCATCTGGGGGCGTACATATAACAGCGCGGATCAGACCCTCAACCTCGTAGCTCGTGAGTTTGAGTCATACTTTGAGCGTAGGCGCATCACCACCACTATAGATTTCAGCAACATAGACCAGCTAGTCATCGCTCGTACCATCATGAATACGGCGCAGTCTGTACCTGAGGGTGATATTGGAGTCATCGTAGGATCAGAAACATCGGGCGTACTGCTTTCTCGTACCTACTACAACTACGAGCTCAAGGGTGTCTATAACGCTATCCAAGACCTGTCTAGAGGTGAGGATGGCTTTGATTTCAACATCCAGGTGTCCTACGACCCCATCACGAATGAGCCACTCAAGACCCTGATACTCGGCTACCCACGCACAGGTACTGTCTATGATCCGACTGACCCTGAGGCTCTCGTCTTTGAGTTCCCTGCAGGGAACATCGTGGAGTATGAGTATCCTGAGGATGGAGCTATAGCAGCCAATACTGTCTATGCGCTCGGAGCAGGATCGAACGAGGGCAAACTGATAGAGACTGCGCAAGATGCAGTCCTCCTAGCAGATGGATGGCCGTTGCTAGAGGAACAGGCCAACTACTCAGATGTCACCGATGCGACCTATCTACAGGAGCTCGCTACCGGTCAAGTACTCGCAGTCGCCTATCCACCTACGACCATCAAGATAGTCGTACCGGCATATGCAACACCTCAGCTAGGTGACTATCAGATAGGTGATGATGCTCGACTCGTCATTCAGGATGAGCGATTCCCTGGGACACTAGATGCTATCTACCGCATAGTCGGACTCTCAGTACAGCCAGGCGAGGATGGGCCTGAGCGTGTGACCCTGACCCTGACTACGACTACGAACTGAGGACACATGGCATATATCAATCAGCCCTTTGATCTGCGCATGATTATGTCCGACCTAGATCAGAGACTGCGCAAACTAGAGACAGCGCAGAGACTCACAGCTCCAAATGTGGACTTCGCGACTAGCACCCCTACAAATCCACGCGTGGGAGATATGTACTACGACACCGATGCTGACCTGCTCAAGTACTGGGGTGGCTCGGCATGGTACGAGATAGCTGACAACAATCTGAGTACGACTGTGTACAACTACCCAACGACCATACAGAGCACAAACAACAACATGGTCTATACCGGTCAGCCATGCGATATCGAGGTACAGCGCATTGGCAAAATGATTACAGCTAACGCGACTATCACCTGTACGAATATCACCAACTTCGGCACAGGTCAGATATACATAGATATGCCAGGGGCTATCCCTGCTCGATCTCACGATCTCTCTACTGGTGGATTTCTTACAGACGGCGGTGCTACCTATACCATCTTCGGCACACTCGGAGCGAGCGCGAACAAGATGTATCTATGGCATCCGACTAGCAACGGAGCATCAGACATCCTCGACTATAACTCACCGGCAGTCCTAGATGCCACATCAGTCCTCAACATCACAGGCGTAGCACTTCTAGCGTAACTGTTATCATCTGACACATGACACCCAACGATTACACAGCCCTCATCCTCGCGTTCACATCGCTAGTAGGGTCGCTCGCAGTAGCTGTGAGATTTCTAGTGAAGCACTATCTCTCTGAGCTAAAGCCAAACGGAGGCTCATCCATGAAGGATCGAGTCGGAGAAATAGAGAAAAAGATAGACAAACTAGAGGATCGAGTGGATGAGATATATGCTCTACTCGTAGCCAAAAAGACAAAGAGGTAGGCATATGAGCGTTGTAGAGATAGCACGAGCAGAGCTCGGATATCAGGAGACAGGCAACAACGATACGAAGTATGGCAAATGGTATGGACTGAACAACAATCCCTGGTGCGCAATGTTTGTATCCTGGTGTTTTACACAGGCAGGGCAGTCAGCATCAGTAGCCGCTAGTGGCAAGAAGGGCTTCGCATCATGCGATGCAGGGCTCAAATGGTTTTCTAAAAAAGGCAAACTCATCCCTATTGGACAGGCACAGCCAGGGGACATCGCCTTCTTTCAGTTTGATGATGATGCACAACCTGACCATGTAGGTATCGTGGTCAAAAATGATGGCAAAAAGTTCCTATGGTGTATCGAGGGAAACACCTCAGGCAACACAAGAGGCTCACAGTCAAATGGGGATGGCGTATATCGAAAGAAGCGCGCCTACTCTCTAGTCATGGCTGTAGCTCGACCTAACTAGGAGAAATATGAAACCGCAACACTTACAAGCACTCAAGTCAGCACTACGGCACTTCGTTCTAACTGCGGCTAGCCTTTATGCCGCAGGAGTCACCGATATCAAGGCTCTAGGTTTTGCTACTGCAGCAGCCATCGTTGGGCCTGCTATCCGAGGTATTGACAAGTCTGATCCTGTATTCGGGCGTATCGCTGATGTAGTAGATATAGAGCTAGACAAACTCGCAAAGAAGTCACGAAAGAAGAAGGCATAGACTTCCCTACCTCCATTGGGAAACTAGAGGGGTCGGACACGAAATCCGATCCCTCTTTCCATATCTAAAGTCCAACATGAGAGTGTGTTATCGTATGCGCGGAGGTGGGATATGACATTAGGCGAGACACTAGAAACAATGGCGAGTCGCGCTCGCAGATCATCATCAGGATGCCCATATATGGCTCTATATGTATCGCTATCCAAAGAGGATCAGAAGGCACTAGATAAGGCGTGGGAGAAACAGATGCCACTCAGCCTGATAGTGAAAGCACTCAGGCAGGAGGGACATAAGACCTCGAACGATGCCCTGAGAGCTCACCGCAAGGGTGAGTGTAAATGTCCAAAGTAGAGGCGATACTTGCAGAGCGTGAGGCTGACTATGGCGATGCCGGTGAGAACTTTGAGAAAATCGGCAGAGTGTGGGGAGCTCTACTAGATATAGATGATATCCCTGCCTATCAGGTAGCCCTGATGATGGATGCTCTGAAAACAGTCAGGCTGATGCGTAATCCTGAGCATGAGGATAGCTGGCTAGACAAAGAGGGCTATACAGCGCATGGGAAAGAGATAGCCACGCGATGAGCTTAGAGGACAAACTCAACAGCCTCCCTGAGGGGATCGAGTCCTCCGATGTGAGAGAACTACGATCTGTGATATTTAGGCTGCAGAAACAGCTACTGAAAGCAAAAACAAAGACAGACGATCTCGTAGAGGCGACCCATCAGGCTGCCTACGATGCGATGCTGACCTATGGGCCTGTCAAAGATGTGACACCTCCGCCGGTGGATAAGCGCAAGACGAAGGTAGAGGTAGCCCTATGGCATATGACCGACTGGCAGGGGGCAAAACGCACCACGAGCTATGACTCTCAGGTCATGCGCCGCAGAGTCATGCAGTTTGCCGAACGAGCTGTACGCATCACCGAGATACAGAGAGCTGACCATCCTGTGAAGGACTGCACCATCCTGTTCGGTGGCGATATGGTCGAGGGACTATTCAACTTCCCTACCCAGGCATTTGAGATAGATGCGACCCTGTTTGAGCAGTATGTGACTGTATCTAGACTCTGTGTGGATGTAGTGCGCTATGCGCTCGCCCACTATGAGAGGGTGACAGTCGTACCTGAGTGGGGTAATCATGGGCGCATCGGATCAAAGCGTGACAATGTGCCTCGATCCGACAACTTTGACCGGATGTGCTACGAGCTCGCTCGTCAGCTACTCCAGGGTGAGAAACGCCTGACCTGGCAGGAGTGTCCAGAGGACTGGCAGAAGGTCGAGATAGGCAACTACCGAGCTATCGTCATACATGGAGATGAGATAGGGCGAAATGGCTACGCAAGCCCAGGAGCTATAGTCCAACACATGAATAGATGGAGATCAGGGTCGCTGCCTTTCGAGTTCCGCGATGTGTATGTTGGTCACTATCACACACACGCTGAGTGGCCGATGGCTAACGGGCAGGGTGCTGTATATCAAACAGGATCAACGGAGAGCGATAACAGGTATGCAGGGATTATGCTCGCAGCCTCAGCTACTCCATCACAGCGACTACATTTCATAGACCCTGTGAAGGGGCGTGTCACGGCTGGCTACAAGGTCTGGCTGGACTAGGTTAGGTCATCGGAGGAGGCGTTATGACACAGATGACTGCAGTATCCCTGTTCGCAGGTATCGGAGGCTTTGATCTAGCTCTAGAGCGTAATGGGGTCAAGGTCGTAGCATCGGTAGAAATAGACAAACACGCGCAGGGTGTACTGCGCAAACAGTTCCCAAACAGTCAGATACTAGGTGATATCCAGGAGGTATCAGGTGAGCAACTCATTAGCGCAGGATTTACTCCGCAACACGGAGTCATCGTTGGAGGCTTTCCATGCCAAGACTTGTCTGTGGCAGGGAAACGAGCAGGGCTCGCAGGAGCTCGGTCTGGACTTTTCTGGGAAATCTGCAGACTCCTTGATGAAACGAAAGCGCGGTATTTCATCCTTGAAAATGTCCCTGGTTTGCTCACATCAAGTGGAGGAAGGGATATGGGAGTCGTCATCGGGGCGTTGGCTGAAAGGGGGTATAGCATCGCGTGGCGTGTGCTTGATGCTCAATACTTCGGAGTCCCCCAAAGACGGCGCAGAGTGTTCATTGTCGGATGTCTTGGAGACGACTGGAGAACACCTGCAGAAGTACTCGATCTCGCCGAAGGCAGCGCAGGGGATACTCCGCCGAGCAGGGCGAAGGGGCAAGACTCTGCCGGAACAACTGAACAGAGCGTTGGAACAGGTGGCAGGGCTGGAAACTTCGAGCTCTACGATTTCCCAGATGGAGAAGTGAGCCCATCTCTCAACGCATCGCGAGCGCATGACACGATGACATGGTGGGATGGATCAACAACGGCACAGTCTCTGACTACCACCTCGAATGAACAACGGATGCCTGATAAGGGCAGGATGCAGATGGTGTTGATAGATGAACCTGTTGTGGGCAGTCAAGACTAGACGAGCTCAGACTGTTGAGGATAACGAGTCATGGGCGATGGGGGGGGTAGTACCGACCTTGAATGTATTTGATAACGCACACGAGACACGAGCTACTGTCATCGTTTTCTATGGGAATCGCGTAGATGACATACGCATCCAGGATGACAAAATCAACACGCTACAGGCGCGTATGGGAACAGGTGGGAACAATATGCCGATGGTCTATCAGGAGGGCGAGGATGAGACAGTCGCCTACTCGATACGAGAGGATGCTCAGGCCGATACTTTCTCAGCTACACCTACAGATACTGCCTTAGCACTACAGGCGCATCAGCCATCAGTACAGAGCCATCATGCGCAGTTATTCGTAGCTCAGACATTCGATACCTATAACCAAACGACTAGCGATATCGCACAGACTCTGAGATCAGGAACAGACATGGACAAGATGGGAGTGGTGCATATGGATCAACCTATGGTGATGCAGGATCGAGAGGGCAAGCCTGGGGGCGGTAAGGGGCCGTTGGTATCCGACACATCGTTCTCGCTGCGCACTTCTAACTTTCAGACCCTGTTCACATCTACTGTCAGGCGACTGACTCCTACAGAGTGTGAGCGACTACAGGGCTTCCCTGATGGATGGACTGAGGGACAGGCAGATAGCCATCGCTACAAACAGCTCGGCAACGCTGTGGCTGTACCGGTGGTGGATTTTCTCATCAGTAGATTGGTAGCCTCAGCTACATCTATGGAGTCATCTACCGAGTAGGTGTGCTCTCTAGAGCAGTCTCCACAGGATAGGCACACTAGCCCTCATCCTCATCTATAAAGTCATCCACATCATCGGTGCGGATATCTAGATTGTTGGCTTTACAGAACTCGATAGCACCCATGAACAGAGCCATAGCTCTATTGCTCATATCTTGCATCTGATCTGGATATTTGAAGTCTGACTCCACCTCGATGATGAGGTTGAACAGGCTCATATGTACTCTGGCTGACATAGCCCACCCCCTGACCCCTGAGTATGCCACTCATTACATCGGGGGCGTGGCGGTACTTCCATATGTCAGGGGTGTCCCCTAAAGTCGCTCCTGACCCTGGGCGCGTTGCGCCCCCTACAGAAAGAAGGCACATCATGGCGTTCGACCTGAATGCATATGAGACAGTCGCGGAAAGATTACAGCGAGCTCACTCAGACCACGCTGACCTCCGCATCATTACAGAAATCGTGGACATCGTTCGCGATCCGAGCACACTCCGACCTCTGCAGTACATCGTGAAGGCATCGGTGTACTACGGCGACATCCTCAAGGCTGTGGACTTTGCCGAGGAGATGGTGGGCTCTAGCCCTGTGAACAAATACTCAGCTCTAGAAAACTGCTCGACCTCGGCTGCAGGTCGCGCACTCAGCATGGCTGGATACCTCGGTGTCGATCCGAACAGCAAGAAGCCAACACGCCCTACTCGTAATGAGATGGAAAAGGTAGAGCGAGCCAAGACTGCAGAGGCGAAACCTGCACTCACAGTCAAAGTACCGACACCTGAGGAGATAGCGAAGGCTGCAATCCTCATCCCTACAGTCGCTCACATCACTACAAAAGCTGAACTCAAAGACATCTACAAAGCGAACGAGAGCATCCTAGAAGTACGAGTAGATGGAGTGACTCTGCTAGATGCCATCAACAAGAGACTCGTGCAACTGTGATAGACCGCAACCGAGTCAAAGTAGCGAGTAATGCACAGCGCACCTCGATATTTGCAGCAGAGAAAGCCCTGCCGAGATCAGGAACAAAACGGCGCAGAGTGTATGACTACATCGTCAATCGTGGACTACATGGAGCGACTGATGATGAGATACAGGATGCACTAGGGATAGACGGCAACACAGTCAGACCTACTCGTGGCGGTCTAGTCGAGGATGGACACATCATAGATACTGGCACTACACGCAAAAACAAACACGGAAACGAGTGCATCGTATGGCGATGTGCAGAACAGGGGATGCTCCTATGAGTGACAAACAGAACAAGTTCAAACCGAGTCAGGGCTTCGTCATCGCTGTCATACAGAATGCACAGGCGATACGACTGCTAGCTGAGGCTCTAGAAAGTTTCCCTGAGACTGTCGGTGAGGCTTTAGAAAAGATTGGGTTTCAGCTCGTTGCTGATCCTTTTGATCTCTCCGCAGATGCGACAAAACTCATCGTTGCACAGGAGAAACAGGCAACACAGGGACTACGAGTAGTGAAGGAGGCTGATGATGAGTCAGGTAGTAACACCTCAACAGATTGAGGGTCGTCTATATCAACTATCCAAAGAGGTAGATGTGGCGCATCAGGAACTCGTATCGTGCGAGATGTCGTACCACACGGCAGTAGCCGAATATGAGATAGGTCTAGCCAAATCGCGACTAGAACTAGCAGGTCGCTCATCACCCACCGGCAGGAACTACACAGTAGGTGAGCGCGAGGACATCGCACTCGTGGCTAACGCTGAGAAACACATCGTCATCGCAACAGAGGAGGCGAAGGTCAAAGCATCTAGAGCAAATGTGCAGCGACTACAGACACAAGTGAAAATCGCGCAGAGCATGAGCGCATCAGTCCGAGCAAGTATGGAGATATCATGAAATACAAACTTCTAGCAGTATGTCTAGCCATTACATCTAGCCTATGGGCATCCCCATCTCACGCAGATGTCTATGTCATCGTGGATGAGAATGGGGTCGCTCAGAGTGGAGCTATAGTCTGTGACTATGCCACCTGTGGTGATCCGAACAGTCTGTATGCAAAACTGACTCTTGCTCCTGGGCAGAGATACGCGCTACAGGGTACAGGTCATGCAGGTGTGGGAAACAACAATCCGAACACCGAGGTCAGGGTAGATAGCAACAACACATGGACAGCCACACATACTGACCCTGTGACTACAGAGCAGACTGTCACTATCATCAACGACCAACCAAGTACACAGCCTGTATCTCCTCGACCTGTCACACCTATCGTGACAGACACAAGTACTGTCACATCAGATACCGCGACAGTCACGAGCGATACATCTACAGCGACTGTTTCTAGCGTAGATGTGGGGGACTTTGCATCGCTGAAATGGATGCTGGAGTTCATCTTGACCCACTTCCCTGCCTTTCTCGCCTATCTACAGTCTGCGAGGGGCTGAGATGAGTGAGCAGGAGGTACGCGCAAAAATAGCCGAGGAGATTCGGTCTATAGACCTCTCTGAGGGTAAAGAAATCTCATCAGATTGGTATGCAGCATCACTCCGAGTACAGATGATCTGTGCTGTGGTAGCCGAGAAGGGACTCAAAAATGATTGACCTACAAGATGTCATAGTGAAATCACTACAGGGCTACGATGCTCAGAGAGATCGAAGTCTGCAGGTGGATATCGGGCCGAGCAGTCTAGGTGGCTGTCGTAGGCGTGTATGGCACGAGCTCAAACAGGATGAGAAAAGAAATCCGACAGAATCACTCGGAGCTATCCTGGGGACTTTTATCCACTCAGGCATGGAGAAGGTCATGACTAGACTCGATCCGTTTGGTGATAACTACCTCATTGAGCTAGAGATATCTCACGAGGGTCTGCGCGGTCATTGCGACCTGTTCATCAAAGACCTCGGACTCGTAGTGGACTTCAAGACCACCACGAAGTCAGGTCTGCGATATCTAAATGACCGGCAGAAGATGTGGCAGATACATACCTATGGGTATCTCCTGTCTAAGAACGGCTACGATGTCAAAGAGGTATCGCTCGTGGGCATACCTCGCGATGGCAAGATGGCTGATATCCGAGTCGTACAAGAGCCATATAGCGAGCTGACTGCACTAGAGGCTATCGCCTGGCTAGATGAGATCAAAGACATCGTGAGTAGCGATGCTGAACCTCCTGCCCCTGAGAAGTTCGTGAGTTTCTGTAAGGACTACTGCCCCTACTTTGACTCATCGGGGGTGCATGGATGCCCAAGTATGGCGAAGTAGATTGGGATCAGGCAGAGTGCAAGGGCAGTATCTACACAGACCTGTTCTACACAGTCGAGGAACAACGCTCGATCCTGCAGTATGAGTACATCAACGCGCTGCGCTCGGTCTGCGCTCGCTGTCCCCTATGGGCTACCTGTCTGACATATGCGATGGAGCATGAGGACTATGGCGTGTGGGGTGGCATGACGAGCGTAGAGCGTGTATCAATGCGTGACCCCAAGCGATACCCCAATCAAAGGGCGAGGGCGGTGGAGGAACTAGCTCTATATGGCATCACATATGAGCAGATATTGGAGTGTATGTGAGTATCCGGCTGATGGCAGAGGTGTGGCGCACCGAACTGCCTACTGTAGAGAAGATGGTCTTGCTAGTGATTGCGGATCATGCGAACGATGAGGGTACGCAGTCCTACCCATCACAGGCGACTATCGCGAGCAAGGCATCTATCTCAGTACGAACTGTCCAGAGAGCTGTGAACAACTTGGTGAGCGAGGGGTACATCAGGATGTTCAAGCACTCTGGCGGTTCGGCAGGATGCCGAGAGGATCGCAGACCACATCTGTATCAGATAAACATCCACAGATTACGAGGCGACAATGTGACGGGGCGTACCGATGTCGCTGACGGGGCGACAACTACGACAGTCACGGGGCGACAATCACGCCCCAAGAACCATCCTTTAGAACCATCATTGAAACACCACTTTGATGTGTTTTGGTCTGTCTATCCGAGGAAGGTGGCGAAACAGGCAGCCTTCAAAGCGTTCTTGAAAGCCCTAGAGGTAGCTACCGCCGAGGAGATATGTGCAGGGGCTCGTAGGTATGCAGATGATCCGAACCGCAGTCCGAGCTATACAGCCCACGCAGCCACATGGCTGAATGCCCACCGGTGGGGCGATGAACCACTACCACCGAGAGAGCTATCTAAAGATGAGAAACTCGCGCTAGAGAAGGCTGAGTCAGAGAGGCGCAAACAGATCGAGGAGCAACAGAGGGCTCAGTACTTCAAAGAGTTAGATGAGGCGAGGGCGAGAGCTGTACCGATGCCTCAGGAAGTGCGCGACATTCTGTACAAACGCTCACGCTCAACTTGAGAAATAGTGTTACTCTATCTGTAATCATTACACCACGAGGAGGTGTCATGGAACGGATAGTCAGTCCAGGTGAGGTGTCGTTTGGAGATCAGGTAGTCATCAACAAACACACCTATACAGTCAAGAGCACATTCGGCCCTGACCGGATAGGCACATATGACTTCTATGTCATAGATGAGACAGGTCGAGATCATCTTGAGATTGTGAATGGAGCAGTTACACTCCGAGTGTGATCTCTTTCTTCGTTGATGGCAGACCCATACCACAGGGGTCTATGAAGGTCATCAACGGACATATTCTGCACACGCAGGGCTCTGCGCTCGCCGCGTGGCGGTCAGCTATCGCCCTGGGTGCTCGACACGCAGGAGCTCTACCGAGAGATGGCGCAATAAGTATTGAGATGTCATTCATCATGCCTAAACCTCGGACTGTGACTCGATCTCACCCCACAGTAGCCCCTGACCTAGACAAACTTGTGAGGGCAGTCCTAGATGGGCTCACAGCCATCGCCTACAGGGATGATGCGCAGGTCACATCCATCATAGCTCGCAAGGACTATGGCGAGCGCATAGGGGTGGATATCACCCTATGGACACCGACACCGACACTCCTCTAGGGGTACTTGTAATTGTTAGGGGGTAGGCGTACCTTCTTGTCTGCAGGGGGAACAGTCCCCCACCTAAATGGAGGCAGATATGAAGTACCAACTCAAAAACATCAAGACCCTCAACACACATGAGGGCATGGCATGGACAGCAACTGTGTACAAGGATGGCAAGCGCATCGGTACTGCAGAGGATCGAGGCGATGGTGGTAGCACATGGCTCTATGTATCCAACTATGCAGAGGAGCTAGAACTCACAGCATGGTGCGCTGAGGCATCAAAGAACTCAGGTCTATGGATGGCTGAGTATGCAAACAAGTATGGAACTGTGCATCATGTAGGTGGAGAAAAAGATGGCGAGCAGACATGGGAGATGTCGTTCAGCACAGAGATGGCACTTGCATATCTACTAGAGGTCGCTGACCTAGACAAAAAGGCAAAGAAGAACATCATCTTCCGCGTACCAACAGGTATCACCGAGTTCATCGGGCAGGAGTACGACACATACACACTCACAGGTCAGAGCATGGCTACAGCCACACCATCATCAGTAGCACACGCACTTGTGTACATCACAAAGAAGTATGCGACAGCACAGGTATGGGACTTCCGCGACCACGCATGGATAGATGCATCGGCGATGCTCGACACGATGCGCGACTACATCCCTGCACAGGTAGGTGCATAGTCATGACTATCAGACACTACGATGCATCTCTAGGTCGCTTTGTGGCTACAGAGCCACGCAAACCTCGCCGAGTACGCGTATATCTAGAGAATGGCGAATATGTACTCGTGCCGAAGGATGTCGTATCTGACATGGTAGGTATCACCGAATATGGCGACCTCATAGTGAGATGCGAGTATCCATATGACACAAAAGGCAACAACTATCTAGGACTCACATCATGTTGTGGGGCTACTGCAAAAGGATGCGATGGATATGTCGGATGTAGAGACTGCTATCGCGAAATCGACTCGTTTCTAGGCTCACCGCTAGGCGATAGCGATGTGTATCTGAAAGTGAGGGCATCATGACGAGTATCAGAGATGTATATGAGTGGCACATGGAAAATGCCAAAGAGTGTGCAGGTCGCGCTGACCTAGAGACTCAGGCTGTGATGCACCTCGATTTTGCCAAAGCGTTACAGCCTCACCTGCCACCACCGCCATGCAGTATGTGTCGCGGATCAGGAACGCAAATCATCAGCGATAGCGAGTCATATGAGGTACTGCCCTGTGACTGTCAGATGCCATGAGTGTTGAGGCAAAAGAGCCCACCTGCGCATGGTGTGGCACATCCGGTGGGTTCGCAAACAGACTCATAATCGGACTAGATACACGCGGAGAGCTACTCGCAGAGTGCGAGTGGTGCGCATCAACTGAGTATTTTAGGAGGAAGGCTGCAAATGGAAAACAAGACAACTAGGCTGACACGCAGGGGGTGGATAGTCCTCGTGATTATCCCTGCGATACTGATAGGACTGCTCTTCTCATATGTCACACGAGATGTGTGTTATGTAGGCACAGAGCATGGCAACGCGTTCGGATATGGCTCATGCATGGAGCAGATAGATCGAGTTATCGAGGAGGGCAGATGAAGTACGAGTTTCTAGTGCAGGTGATTGAGGATGGCTCTGTATCTTTCAGTCAGACCTACACATCGGCTGTAGAGGCAGTCAGAGCCTATGACCTGTTCAGAGACTATGGGACTTGCAAGCATTGGCGCGAGATAGTCCTCGTAGAGCCAAACGGAAAAGGTCACGGCAAAATGTTCGAAGCACCTGAGCTACGCCCATCCGATAAACTAGGGCGAGTCCAAATACCAACCTGAGAGGGGCAAGAGATGGACAAGATGATAACTAGATGTACCTGTGGCACATGGAAATATGGTGATGCCACCTGCCAAGTCTGTAAGGCATTGGAGGCTAGGGGCTAGCCATACAGCCTCTCAAACGAGCACTTGTAGTAGCCCTGTTAGGGGTTGGGCTCGTTATCCCTGCGCACTCACACGCTCCTGTGATGACCCCTGTTCAAAATAAACAGTTTGTGATCTCACAGATGTCTGCCAAAGACTATGCGGCGCACCTGATACGCATGGAGTACAAACAGCCCAAGCGTGAGTTCAAGTGCCTAGCGACCCTCTGGGGCAAAGAGTCTGCCTGGAATCACAAGGCAAAGTCGCCTACACATGACTATGGCATCCCTCAAAGGCACATGAGCCACAACACAAAGGCGCAGATAGCTGACTTCATGAGCCATCCGCATACTCAGATCGAGTGGGGGCTCGGCTATATCAGCCACAGATACGAGACTCCTTGCAAAGCGTTACACTCCTGGCTATCTAGAGCAGACAAAAACGGCAGAGGAGGCTGGTACTGATGAGCACAATCATCCCAATCCATATCGAGCGACCTATCCCACATCTAGATGATGACGATATCTATGAGGATGATGACGAGGACTAGGACTAGGTGGACAAGAAAATCGTAGCGATGGTAGAGGAGAGGGCAGGTGGGTACTGTGAAGTCTGTGGACTACCGGCACACCCATCTATGGCTCTGCATCACAGAAAACTCCGTTCTAGGGGTGGCAAAGACACAGCTAGCAATCTCATCCGAGTGCATCACGGCTGTCACAATCTCAAAACAGGGAGCATCCACCACAACCCAGACTATGCGAGTCAAAAGGGCTGGATGGTCGGATCGTGGCAAGAGCCATCCCAAGTCCCATTCTCTCGACCAGATGGGTCAGTCGTACTGTTACAAGATGATGGTAGAGTCAGCGTTCTCATGGAAGGTGAGTGATATATGGAAATCAAAGTCAAGGGCAGAGTCGGTAGTGACCCTGAGATCAAGTTCGTCACGCAGGAGCAGTTACCTCTTGCCACATTCAGCCTCGCATACACACCGCGCAACAGAAAAGGTGGCGAGTGGGTAGATGGCGAGACGATGTGGTTCAAGGTAGCTATCTTCGGCAAAAAGGCTGAGGCTATCGCTGACAGCATCAAAAAGGGTGACGAGGTACTTGTGCTCGGTAGTGTCAAACAGGCGACATTTCAGGGCCGAGATGGATCAGAAAAGACCGCGCTAGAGATTACAGCGAGCGAGGTTGCGCTAGTACCTAGATTACAAAAGGGAGCACCGCGTACTCAGGCACAGACACAGGCGTATGAGCCAGGATGGTAGATGAATCTCTGATGACCTCAGTAGAGGTCGCCGAGCTATTAGGTATCACACTCAACAATCTGAGACAGATACAGCATCGGAAACAACTGACATATGTGTCCAAACTAGGTCGCAAGGTGTACTACAGACGAGAGGATGTGGCGCGCTTCCAGGCTATCCGACAGGAGAAACATGGCAGACCTTGAGACATTACAGACCATGCTTAGAGCCCTACAGCATCAGACTCGAAATCAGATCATCAGAGAGATCGAGGCATTTGCAGGGGACTACCATCATCATATGGATGGGCGAGATGTGGTCATAGTGGAGCAACTACTAGACTTCCTGAGGGAGATACCGCGTGATAAGTGACGATCCACAGATAGCAGTCATACTACAGACAGTCGCTGACCGGATACGCGCTCGCGGATACGAGTCCCTAGCCTTCAAAATCGAGAACCTGCTAGACCTCCATCGTGAGGAGCTAGAGGAGGAGCTCAAGCGCAAACCGCGTAAGTAGTTCTATCATCCTCACATGAGCGTAGTCATCACAGAGGACATCTCGGTAGCCGATATAGACGAGGCTATCCGCCATACCTATGCCATGCTCAAAACAGATGAGTTCGGCAACAGGATGAACTGGCGCAAGAAAGAGATGCTGCAGAGCTCTATAGATGATCTCCTAGATGCTCGACTCAATCTAGTGCAGAGGGGCAACGCTTTCCCTGATGAGTAAAGAGATACGCATATTCAAACGCACCTACATCATCATTGGCGTTGCGCGTGGTTTTGGTTTAGGCTTCCACATAGATAGATATTCCATCGGCATAGATATCGGCCCGTTCTATATCTGGCTGCAATACTGAGGAGGCACTCATGGATACGATGACCGTACCCATCAGCTCGCTCACACTCGATCCTGCAAACGCTCGCAAACACTCAGAGGTCAATCTCAGGGCTATCGCGAACAGTCTGCGGAGATTTGGTCAGCGCAAGCCGATAGTCGTACAGGGCTCTACAGTCCTAGCAGGTAATGGGACACTAGAGGCTGCGAAAAGTATCGGATGGTCGGAGATAGTCATCGTGCGAGTACCGGATGAGTGGGACAGCGAGACAGCCAAAGCGTATGCGCTCGCCGATAATCGCTCGGCAGAGCTAGCAGAGTGGGATGAGGTAGTCCTAGCCGCACAGCTCATGGAGCTACAGGATCAGGGATGGGATATCGCAGACATTGGCTTCGAGGCATCAGTAGCAGAGGTACGATCCCTAGAGGATGCCTTCGCAGATGTGCCTAGTGGCGAGCGCGATGATGCTACCCAGATGACCTTCACTATGACCCTCGTACAGGCAGAGCTCATCAGCCATGCCATCAAACAGTCCAAACAGGCTCATGATTTCACAGACTCAGACAACAAAAACAGCAACGGCAACGCACTATGGGCTATATGTCAGGAGTGGCTAGATGCCATCAGCCAAAGAGCTCAGGGTTGAGCCGATAGCCTCTAGCGATGCTATGGCATTCGTGCGGAAGCATCACTACTCAGGCAAAGTCGATCCTCGATCTCAGCTACATCTAGGCGTGTTCCTCAAAGGGCGACTAGAGGGCTGTATGCAGTTCGGCCCATCTATAGACAAAAACAAGACCATCGGCCTCGTCAAAGACACACCCTGGAACGGCTTCATGGAGCTGAACAGACTCGCATTCTCTGATCTGCTGCCTAAGAACAGCGAGAGCAGAGCCCTATCTATAGCCATGCGCCTGATACGCAAACACGCTCCTCATGTGGAGTGGATACTGAGCTATGCAGATGGGACTCAATGTGGCGATGGCACGATCTACCGAGCCTCAGGCTTCAAGCTGATAGGCATCAAACAGAACAACTCTATGTGGCGTATGCCTGATGGAGAAGTCGTAGCCAAGATAGTCTTAGAGCCAGGGTTTAGCCCTAACGCAGGGAAGGGCAGTATCAAGGCTCGATATGGCAAGACCGGCACAGAGACATCCACCTCGTTCCTCAAGAGGATAGGCGCGGAGTGTTTGCCTGGCTTTCAGCTCAGATACTTGTATTCTCTACACCCTACAGTTTTGGACAGGCTCACAGTACCTGTCCTCCCTTTTTCTGCGATAGACGAGTATGGGGCTCGTATGTATCGCGGAATACGCCCTGGAAGCATTGACAGCGATGCATCTGGCTTCCTGCCAGACCAAGACGGTGCAACTCCGATCTCAGGGCTCGATACCATAGTGAGCGAGGTGTAATCCCACCATGCCCACTCACAATGCAGTCCCAGAGCCAGAACAGCTAGACCGAGAGCTCAAAGTCCTCGAACTACGCAGGGCAGGGCTGACATGGCAGCGTATAGCCGAGCAGGTCGGATATGCAGACCACTCAGGCGCATACCTAGCCTACAAACGCGCTCTCAAGCGTGTGCTGAAACAGCCAGCCGAGGAGCTACGACAGGCTGAGATAGATCGACTAGACCGGCTACAACTAGCGGCGTGGCCGAAGGCTATGCAGGGGGACAACTCAGCTATAGCGACAGTTCTGAGGATCATGGAGCGTAGAGCGAAACTCCTGGGACTCGATATGCCGGTCAAAATCGCTCAGGATGTGACCGTATGGGATGGAGGCGAGAGCATTGACAGAGCAGTACGCGACCTTGCCGAGCTACTCAGACAAAACTCTGCAGATAGCTCAGTCG